AAATTCATTCGGCAATGACGTTGCCATATTAGGATTGAATACTATATATAGTCCAACCCACAATAATGCTTGAAGTTTAAACAGCATAATGTGCGTTATTTATATATACTTAATAATATATATTTATTTGTTTTATTTCTAAATCAATTATAAAATTGATTTATAAGTATTTATAGGTATGTATATATAGACAAAATGCAACATCAACACCAAGACCAAGACCAAGACCAATATCAACATGAACATGAACACCAAAAACACCCACATCTCGAAGAAACACGTGACATACAAAAATACCAAAATCGAAACCTTATTAACTCAAAGTATGTTTTTGAGAGGAAAATAGGAAAAGGTTCCTTTGGTTGTATATATCAAGGGTTGAATATTATAACACAAGAAAAGGTCGCAATCAAATATGAGGCAACAACCTGTGCACAACCGACACTTGTATGGGAGTCTAAGATACTGAATCATTTGTTGGGTATACCCGGTGTCGTAAAATTGCGATATTTCGGAACAGAGTCAAATAAAAATATAATAGTTATGGATTTGTTTTCGCATACACTTGCAGAAGAAGTGACGAAACTGAAAAAAGCAGCATCTTATGCGAGGTTCAATAAAAAATATGAAAACGTATCAGAAAGTGGGACAGAAAGTGGGACAGAAAGTGGGACAGAGTGTGAAATGCAAAGCATAGACAAAAATAGCAATACCAATAGTGATGATGGTTCAAATATCTATAACATTGATTATAAATACTACTTGAAAGATGTTTTAAAATATATGATAACAATAATTGAAATCATAGAAAAAATACATGAAAAATGTGTCATCCATCGTGATATCAAACCTGAAAATTTTATGATAAGTCGGTCGCCTATTCAAAATAACCAAACAGGTCAAGCTGATCAAACTGATCAAACTGATCAAACTGACCCAACCAACCGAGTTATAAAAAAAGTAAATATTATTGACTTTGGTTTGTCGCGAATCTACATGAAAGATGGTGCACATATACCAAATAAACCGAATGCGTCAATCGTTGGCACTATGCGTTACATAAGCACACATATTCACGAAGGAAACGTATATTCAAGACGTGATGATATTATATCAATATTGTATGTTATAATATATCTATTAAAAGGAACGCTTCCATGGTGTGGTTTAAAAGTGAATCCGGGAGATAAAAGAACGAAAGCAGAACTTGTTTATGATGTAAAAAAAATAACCCCTGTTTCAAACTTATGCCACGGACTACCGACAATATTCGAAAGAATGATGACATATGCGTATAAAATAGAGTTTGAAGAGAAACCAGACTATATTTATTTGAAAAGACTTTGTAAACAAAAGTTATTGGCAGATGACTAAAATATATAAAAATTATACTTATAGTAAAAACTTGCAATTATTCAGTAGATGATAATAATTTTGTTTGACTCTTTCTTCGGGATATGCATAATGACCAGCTAAACCTTGCTTTAGCATTAGTTCACTTCTTGTATATCGCTTTTTTGTTTTATCAATAATATAATTCAATCCTAATGTGTTCATATGTTTGTTATAATATATTTTTGAACTATATTTTATATATCCACGCGGTTTACTATGATGTGCACCCAATTCATAATTCATTTCAGTTATTTTCTCTCTTAAAAAACAAAGTTTTTTACTTTCTTCATCTTTATCTACATATTTATTTATTTTATGCAAATCTATATCTGTTAAATCTATTTTATTACTTTCTCCAATCATTTCAAGTCCTTTTATTTGTAGAATACTTGTTTCATTTTTACTTTCATCTAACAATTCATCTTCTGTAACACAAAGAAATTCATCCATATCTATCATTATTATCCATCCATTTTTTATAATTTTCCAACAATTATTTTTTATTTTTAAATATAGGTGGTCATTTATTTCATTATTGCTACTCCATGAGATTACATTACAACCAAGCGATAATGCCAGTTCAACAGAATTATCGGTTGATTGATTATCATAAATAGTTATTTTACATGAAGGCAAATATTTTTTATAATGATTAATAGTATGAGGCAATAAGTAGCTTTCGTTATAACATAAAATAAATATATTTATTTCCATAATTTATAATAATTTATATTAAATAATAATAATTTATATTAAATAATAATAATAATATATTTTTGTTACTATCTCTATAAATAAATAAGATAAACTTTTCTCTAAAAATAACTTAGTTATATTTTTTTACCGATTATTGCGAATAGTATAAAAAATGTTACAACCGACAAAAGTCCACCGATAATAGTGCCAACTATATACTCCAATGGTGTATGATAATTATAAACTATACAAATAACAAATTCATACACATATAAAATAAAAGTAATTATAAATAAGGCATAAATAACATTACCGCGAATGAGTTTACTATTATTGATCTTCATGTAAAACAAACATAAAAAAACCATAAAAAATGCTATATGTTGTGCATGACCTGATGGCATACCATACATATTATTTTTTTCACCATCTTTTTTTTTCTTATCTATTCGGGTTTTGTCGAGTAATTTTTGTTTAATAACAAGTTTTAAGTAGTCGTTTAGATTGTCATTAAATTTTGAAACAAAATAAATACCACTAAGTAACAATATTTTATGAAAAAAATTAAATTTCGAAACTAAAATAACAAAGTAAAGAACTGATACTGCGTATTGCATTAAAGTTAAAACTACATCCATTTTATCTCTAATATACTATATAGTTATAGGTATAAAATAAAATAATATATTCGTAAAAAATATACTTAAAGCCATTCACTATATTATAGTATACTATCGTATATTATCATAGTTTTTTATTTTCTTCGTTATGAGTTCTTCTGATACATCGGCTTCTGTTCGTCTTACCGGGCGTGTCAAGTGGTTCAATAATAAAACCGGTTTTGGGTTTATCACTATCGTGGGAGGAAATGACCAGTTCAAAGATGCAAGTGAGATTTTTGCACACCATTCTGCGATTAAGGTAAGTCAGGAGCAATACCGGTATTTGGTAGAGGGAGAGTATGTGGAGTTTTCCGTTTCAAGCACTGCATCAGGAGACCATAAGTTTCAGGCGGCGGATGTTCGTGGTGTAAAGGGTGGGAAGTTATTTTGCGAGACACGTAATGAGCAACGTGCAAGTGCAAGTGCACCTGCGGCTTCATCAGGTGATCAGGATGATAGACTCGCGAGACCTCTCAGAGGTGCAAGGAGTAGTAGTAGTAGTGGCGGAGACAGGGCAGTGCGTGGCGGTGGCGGTGGCGGTCGTGGTCGTGGTGGCGGCCGTGGCCGTGGAGACTGGATGTTGGTGCGAAGAGATGCACATGAGTCCAAGGATATTAGCAACAGCAGAGGAAGCGGACGCGTTTATTCGAGTCGCGCTAGTGGACCTCGTCAACAACTATCCGAGTCATCTTTGTCTGAATCATTTGTTGATAATGCACAGCCTATGTCGGCCCCGGCCCCAACCCCAGTCACATCTACAGAACCTAACGAAGTCCCTGCTACACCTCGTGCATCATCTGCACGTAAACCGAAGCAAAGTAAGCCTTCAAGCTAATACACTTAATAGATCAATTAGATCAATTAGATCAACCAGATCAATCAAACCATATTTAAATTAATTTGTTATGTTCGCATACACGCAATAACAAATTAATTATTACATATTAATTCTTCATTTTTCTACGCTTTGTTTGTAAATTTTGAAATAGTTTTGTTCTTCGCAACATCATTAGTGTTCTTTTTTTTTTTGTAAGGGCGTATTTTTTTCCTTGAAAATTTATTAAACGTGGTTTTTTTTTACAATCAAATAATCCTCTTTCGAGACCTTTTTTTTCAAAAATAGAGTTTGAACAGATTGCGATTGCTTTTGATTCACTTTCAGATAACGTATTTTTATTATCGTCGTTACCATCATCACTATCCTCACCCTGTCTGTCATTTTTTTTTACTTTTTTAATACATTTGCATAATTTTTCAGCCAGTATAGCTTCGGCTTTATGTTTTATACTTTTAGATGAATCTTTTGCTGAAATAGGCATGTCATAATAATTCAATATTTTAACATAATCATGATGTTTTAAAAGACCCATATAGATAAATGATTATATAATAATGATAATAATTATTATAATTATATTAATATACTAAGCTATATTAAAATAAGATAAAATTATATTTTATTATAATATTTATATATTTATTATATGCCTAAATTTTTAAATCGAATTTTTAACATAAAAAATGAATATAATACAGACGATAAGAATGAATCAAAAACGAATGATAAAAAAGTTGTCGTATTTGATTTAGATGAAACATTGGGTAGTTTTGGACAACTTGGTTCATTTTGTATACTATTGGATGAATATTACAATGATGATAATAAGGCATATAGTATGTTTAATGAGTTATTGAATTTATATCCAGAATATCCGCGCCCTTATATTTTAAATGTATTACGATACCTTTTACAAAAAAAGAAAGATGGCAAATGCAAAGCAATAATGATTTATACAAATAATCAAGGTGAACGTGCATGGGTTGAACATATTAAAACTTATTTTGAGAGTAAACTAAAATCGAAAATATTTGAACAAATAATATCCGCGTTTAAAGTGGATGGTAAAGTAGTAGAAGTAAATCGCACAACACATGATAAGACTATTGATGATTTTTTTCGATGTACTAAATTACCAAAAGATATAGAAATATGTTTTGTAGACGATTTATTTCATCCTAAAATGGAAGACGATAGTGTATACTATATTCATGTAAAAGGATACAAACACTATCTGCCGTCATCGGTAATTATAAAACGTTTTTTAAATTCGAATTTAGCAAAAGATATGAAAAATAACTATGCAGAAAAAGAGAAATTTACTACTTTTATGATGGATCGTCTTAATTATAATATTACAGAAAAAGATAAGGATGAACAAGAAATGGACGTGATTATAAGTAAAAAAATGTTGGAACATATGAAAAGTTTTTTCAAAGAAGACAAAAATAGTGTCCCTCGTAACGATATAGTCTCTGATAGCATTACATATACTAATAAAAATATAAAGTCAAAATCGTTTAAAAAAAAACAAACTCGTAAAAATATAACTATGAAAAAAAATTTAATTTTATAATGGTATGGTGTATGTATCGTTTTAATCTGTAGCCACCCCCTCAGCTAGTGCCGTGGTCATCGCTTGTCTCATTTCAAGATAGCGAATATGTTTTTTTGTCTTCTTGTGCGAGTTCATATTAAATAACTGAACCACGCACCCGCATTCACATGTGATCTTGGTTTTCGCTTTTTCGAGAATTTCTTCTCTTCGTTTCATGTAGTAACTTTTGTTATAGTCTTTTATCGCATCGCCCTTTTGGCGATTGTAGTTCTTCTGATACTCCAATTTTTCTTCACGATGTTGGTAGTAATATTCATCGAGTTTATTGCGATCTTTGTCTATTGGTTTAGCCTTAGTCCCCGACACATTAATTTTTTCAAGTTTTTTAAGTAATTTATTTCCTGTTGTTGTTGATAGTGTTGTAAGGTTGTCATGCCCGCTTTCTGAATCATTATTTAGTGTATGATAGTTGAGGTTGTTCAAGTTGTTGAGGTTGTTGAGGTTGTTCAAGTTGTGAAGAAGAGACATTGGATTATTTTTGATATGATGATTTGAAAGTTGGTAGTTTCTGTATATACCATTTTAAGGATATTTTTCGTTTCAATTTTTTGATACGAAAAATATAAATATAATATAATATATATATCTTATAGAAGTTTACTACGCCGAATAAAAATATGTCACTAAAATTATTTACAACGCATAACTATGATGAAAATGCATATACACCTTTAGGACTTGTAAGAGGAACTATGGTTCACGCGGTATCAGTTTTACGCGACGTTGTCGGGAATATAACAGCTATATTTGGTGGTGTAAATAGTGCAATAAACAAAAAAATAGATGATACGTATGATGAAGCAGTCGAAGCACTAATTAAGTATACAACCAATAAATATCCATCGGCAACCGCTATTGCAGGAATAACTTTTTCTATTACAGAAATGCGTGAATTTGTTATATGTGTTGCGTCTGGAACAGCACTTATCCCAAAAGTGTCATCCTCGTCCTCGTCCTCGTCATCAGAATTAGTAAAACCCAACGCTCCTCTCACGTCTAATCCGATTAATGCTCCCGTTCCTAAGGGTGGTTTTACTAGATATAAACATCAAAAAGCCAAAACCAAAACCAAAAAGCATACAAAAAGACATAGATAGTTCTAGTTCTAAGTTACTTAAATAATGCACTAAGAAGACCACCGCTCTCACAACCGCATCCACCGCCTTTCATGTAACGACGGCGATGTTGTCGTCTAGTGCGTTTATGACGGCGTGTATGACGCTTCGTATGTCTTTTTGATTTTGTTTTAGACTTACGGGTTTGTTTGCGTGCATGGCTACGAATGCGTCCACCACCCATCTGCTTGCCTATATTATTTGTTTTTAATGCCTTTTTATTAAGCATATCTACTTTAACCTCCGACGTTTTACCCTTCTTTTTATTTTTTTTATCCTTAATCCATTCTACAAATGCAGCCTTTGTGCGGGATTTTTCATATTTTTCATGGTTTATGTCTCCCCTTTGAATACCTTCAGAACTAACATACAATATAGTCGGATATCCACTTACATTATGCGATATTCCATTTTCTTTAAATAGATTAGAGTTATCACTTTCAATTGCACCTAGAACAAAATCGTCAGTATCGTGACCGATTCCTGTATTTCTACATTCATCTACTGCAGCATTCCATTCATCTTTCATAGTAACGCAGTGACCACAACCATTCATAAAAAATAATACAACTCCGTGATTTTTTTTTAATCTTTTAATATCGGCATCTTTCAACATAATCTTCGGATGATGTTTTGTATTTTCATTTAAAAATGCTAACATTCCACTTAATGATTTAATTATATCCTATATACTATATATTTTACTTATATAATATTATTATTGCATATTTAGAATAATTGCAATATTTGGGTAGTATTTTATCATATAATTATATATAATATAGCATAATTATATATAATACACAAACAACACAAAACTAGCGCACTATGTATCATAAATATATTATTATAGCGGTTTTATTTTTAATGGGTGCATATTTTGTATTGAACTATTCATCATCGGATTTCAAAGAGGCGCTTACCATGCCTAAAAGTGCTACTAGTAACTCTAACTGCCCTAATATTCTTGTTCAAAAAGGTTCAAAAATTTATTTATATAATTCAAATAAACATGAGGTACCAGGTGTGAACCCTATTTCTTTTGATAATTTAGACGAATATGTCAAGTTTACGGACTGGCAACGCTCTGTCGGGTTTATGTGTCCTGTTTTATTTTTACAACATACGGAAAATACGCAAGGCGAAGTAGTTTATAAAATACGCCCTAGTCCAACAGATTTACAAGGAGGGTTACCGCCGGTAACAAACGTAAATCCAATTCCGCAACCAAGGAGATATGTTACCAAAGTACTAGACACTTCACACAATAACACACCTTTTAATGTAAATTCTTATCAAGGTTATGACCCATCAAATATGGATCAAGGAGAGTTTACTCCTGATATGATGATTGATTTTATTCAACAATCGACAGGATTAAGCCCCAACCCTATGGATACAAATTGGGGTGGTGCAGATTTCACGCAAGCACTAATTGATACGGGATACTACGCCGACAATAATATACCAACGGGTGTAGGTAAATAAATTATTATAATATGAAACTATTCACTCTATCGTCGAATTTGTCATAAGAAACTTTTTAATATTTTCTACAGACGTTTTATTTATTTTTCGAAATGTGGTCTTTGACGACGCACCCGCACCCGCACCCGCACCCTCGGTTTTAATCATGAATGTATTTAACATATTGGGACTCTTTTCAAGTTGATATAAGAGGTTTTGTATCGTCTTATATTCACGCATAAGTTGTGTCGCTACTTTAGAGCTTATTCCAGGAACACATGTTAACATAATTATATTAATATTATCGGGTGTAATATATTCATTCTTTTCTTTATGTGTTTTCAAAGCTGCACAATATTTTTCGTTGTCGTCGCTATCATAGTCTTCACATGTTTTTCCTTTTGTATCAGGACGTATAGATGACATTGAAGATATTGCATGCGAGTTTTCAGATACAGACAATTTGTTGGTATAGTAAGGCAAGCGAAGTTTACTAGCAACAGATGTGGATGTTTTGTAATATTTATCCGCAAAAAATACAACAACATCCGCAGTTTCACATATCGAATTTGTTCTAAATACAGAAAACCCTTTATAATATAAAAGCGAAAACATACAACTAATTAGGGTCTTTCTTGATACGCGACCTTTTTTCTCGATATATCTTTCAATATCTCCTTCAATAATGTATACTATATTATGGTTATGAATATTTTCCTTATCTAGACGAAACGATTGCTCGTTGTATCTACCATCTCGGATACTTGCAGCCAAATCGTATAGCGTTTTTCTTTCAAAAATAATAACAACCTCGCCTTTATCGTTTTCTAAAATAATATCACCAACTGCTAGTTGTTCTTTTTTAATGACGTGTTTACCACCTTCGTGACTACTACATGCGGTCTCTGTCGTTACTATCATTTCTACATCACTAAATACATGTAGTGGAACAAGACAACCACTATTTGGTTTCATAAAACTATAAGTAGAAGTAGAAGTAGAAGTAGCTATGTTTTTTCCTGTTTTACAACTTTTTAAAGAAGATTTATAGTTGTTTGAAATACCTTCTTCATCGATTCCATCATCTACACCTTCATGAATATCTTCGGTGCTTGCACAAGAGTTCATAAATATTTCAAAACGTTTTTCTATTAATGGTATAAGCGTTGTTTCACGATTGTCAATCTTGATTATCATCGTTATGCTAGAATAGGGTATACTATTTATTATTACTATAATAGTTATTTATACATTTCTAAATAGTTTTAGTATATAGTTTTAATAGTTTGGGGACAACTACTTAAAATTATTTCATTATAATTATGTATTGGCAAGTTAAGTTGCGCAGTAATTATGATGAAAATGTCGTTAAAATATAGTCTCTCTCTCTTACAACATGGGTCCGCTATTACGTGGAAAGTTATAGGACTGCCTAAAGTTAAATAAAAAGTCCTTGTTTAATGCAGGAACTGCGATTCGCGATCTTTGTCCGAAAGGAATCATAAAACCTGTTCCTGATGGTTGTGCACCACCCTTCTTCGGTCCTCCACCATTTTGAGTGTTAACATATAATCCGTCGGTTGAACCAGGACCGCTAAATAAAACGCGACGAGCTATTGATGATCGACCATTTCTACTTCTTTGTCCATTTCTTTGGGGCATTTTGATATATCTTTAGTATTCTTATTTGAATATATAATCTGGAAATATTATATTATTTTGCGATGTTGTTTGTTTGCGATTTATTTTATAATATAGTTTTTGCTATATTATGAAATTAACACTATATGTATATGTATATGTATATGTATATGTATGATACTACACATTCACGACAACTATCGTGATATTAATATGTCCATCCTTTCTGGCAACCACCACCAACTAATCGGTTGATACCAGGAGAGGATTGAACACGACCAATACCACCCGAGTGCTTATTGCACTGAATCATGCCATTCTCTTTCATGTAGTTAAAACCAGCATCAGGTCCAAAAGGAATGCATTTATTCTTGCAAAAATTAGTATTTAGACGATATGAACTAGTAAGATTGGGATTCAAACCTACTTTAGGCGCCAATCCGGCCATACTTCCAAAGATAGCCCCTCTGTTAGTGAGAGAACTTATTGCCGAAACTCTTCTAGGACCACTTAAAACCATTTTATTTTATTATATATATGCTAAATATAAAAATTATTATAGTATTTATTTTTATATTTATTTTTATATTTATTTTCTTATATTTATTTTCTTATATTTATTTTCTTATATTTATAAAGTAAATTGAAATCATTTAAATATAAAATTTAAATATTAAATAGACACATACACACTACGCTATAAAATGACAACACCAACACCACCAACACAAGAGAAATATTCTCCCACTTCTCCTACACATCCATCATCTGGTTTAACGAGTGGCAAAAATATTCTAAATGATGCCGATATAGTTCCAGCTGAAGATGGATCTGGATATATATTTAACCCTTATAATCAAGACAATAGAGAGATTACATTGAATGATGTTCAATCTATTCTTTCGACCTATGGCGTTCCGGCTAAACTTTATAATTTCGAATTATACCGACGTGCATTTATTCATGCCTCCTATACGAAACGCCCCCAACTTGAAAATGCACGTGAAAATATAAAAATAACACCTCAGCCTTCCAACTGCATGGCACTTCGAACAAAATCGAATGAGCGACTTGAGTTCTTGGGCGACGGGGTTTTAGAATGTGTGACAAAATACTACCTATATCGCAGATTTCCTAAAGAGAATGAAGGTTTCATGACCGAGAAAAAAATCGCCATAGTCAAAAATGAATCGATTGGTAAACTGGCGCTCGAAATGGGACTGCATAAATGGTTTATTATTTCTAAACATGCCGAGGAAAAGAAGACACGCACTAATCTCAAAAAACTGGGGTGCTTGTTTGAGGCGTTTATTGGTGCCCTGTTTCTCGACTTTAATAAAATATCGGTGCACGATGACGATAAATGGTTTGAGAACGTATTTGTCACAGGGCCAGGGTTTCAAATGGCGCAGCGATTTATTGAAGCAGTATTTGAGCGCCATATTGACTGGATTGCTCTTATCAAGAACGATGATAACTATAAGAATATTTTACAAGTGAAGATACAAAAAGAATTTAAAACGACGCCTGATTATTTA